GCTCTCTGGTCGAAAGGAACGTCAGCATCGTCCATCTTCTGGATGATGTCGCGGAAGCAAGCATCTGTGAATACGTCTGAAGAAGTTACAGTGTCTGTCGCAAAGGCAGTCAGGCCAGTTGAAGCATCGCAGTACCAGGAGGCACTGTGAGTCCAGTCTGAACCATCGCCATCACCAGCAGACTTGCCCAGGTTGTGAAGATCAGTGTCGATCTGCTTGGCTAACTGATAACCAGCATCCTCAACATAGAACTGACGCTGGGTGTCAAGACCCTGGATGTCAGCACGATCTTCCATCAGACGGGTGTATTCGTAATGCTGGTTAACAACAACCTGGATTTCACCTTCGGTGTTGTTTTGTATAGTTACAGCAGTGCCAGCAGACTTAGCTGTAACAGCTCCACGAGTGGGAGCAGGAATGTGCATGGTGTCACCTTTGCGTCCGGTGAAGTCCATGTTTTTTACGAGATCAGCTAGAACGAGTTTTGACTCGTAAGCTGCTTTGACCTCGTTACTCCAGATTTCTGGAATAAATACTGCTTGAGTCGTGGTGGTTTGAGCACCACCCATTGCAGGATATACGGAAGTTGCCATGTCAATTTACCTTTGAGAAAAAGTTAATCTTCAATGACTCTCCCTTGCTCATATAAAGTGCCGATAGCGCCAGAGCGGACGAGAGAATCATATCTCTTTCGATCTTCTTTCATGAGCTTTCGCAAGGAGCTTGCAAGAACCTTCTTGCCAGCAGGTCTGTCGCTAGATGCAGAAACCGAACCTGTCGATGCTGCTTTCACTGCGTCCTGCCTTACTTCCTGCGTTGGTTTACTGTTGGCATTCTTAAATCGAGTTACTAACTCAATTGCCAGATCGATGTTTTGCGTTGCCGTGACCTGATCGAGAGTAGCCTTAGCCAACGCATCTTTCTGGACAAAGGTCGCAAAGTCAGCAGAGTCCATAACTTGCTGCCAGTCTGGATGGACGGCAGTAATCTTTTCTCTCTTGCGCTCTGCTTCTTGCTGCTGAACCTTCTGTTCTAACGCAGCAAGCTTCGGATCGCTTGAGATCGTCTGCTTAATTGCTTCCTCTGGATTGCCGTAATAATCCAGCTCTTTAGGCTTCTCTGGTGCAGTCTTGGCAAGTTGCCCAGCGATATATTGATCAGCAGCTTTAAGTGCAGCAATTTCATCTCTGGCTCTTTTAACTTCCTGAGATTGCGCTCCAACCATGCTTTGAGTCTCTGCAAGCATCTTCTCAAGCTCCTCACGGCTCTTGTTCCCATACTTCGACTCAGGTTGTGGTTGTTCTTGCTGCGGTTCCTCTTGAGGCTTTGTTAAGTCCTCGATCTCTTCTACTGACAATAATTCGTCGGATTTATCCTGCTGTGCCTGTTCAGCCATTAGTTTTCCTCAATGAGACCCTTGCGGGTTGCCTCAGATAAATTAAGAAGACCCAGGGGAAACTAGTCCTGGGCTGCCTTCCGCTCTGCTTTAATCTTGTCCTGGCGATTCCTTGCCCAATTCCTGGTTGCAGACGGAAAATGTCCGCTAATAGGATCGAGCACTGGCCCACCATAACTGACGATGCGACTGGCTTCTGTCCCGCAGATAGGACAGGGCAAAGCTTTCAGATTCGTATCCACAAAGGCTTCGAAATCGTGTCCAGATGGACAGTTAAAATCAAAAAGTCTTCGAGCCACGCTCTTCCGCTTCGTTTTCCAGAGACACCGGCCGATCCAACAACCAGGTCAGTGCCTTGATATATCCTCGATGGAAATCCAGGGACTGGTTGGCTGGTATCAGATCGACAGAGTTATGTACTGCAAACTCGTCTTCAGCATCGGCTGTGAGCTGTTTCCAACCCTCTGAATTGAACATCGCTTTTAAATCAGCGTAATACTGCTCAAATTCAGCATCAGTCATGCCTTCATTAGAGATTTCGTACATTGACCAATTCTGACGAACAGAATCAATAAGGAAACATACTCAGAGGAATCAACTTGCTACGGGGAGTTGTGCGATCTGCTGCTCTCGTAATGATTGCTGTGTTTGCTGTGCATTCCTGAGCCGATCAGTGATGTCAGAGTTCACAGAGCGTTCTTTGATAGCAAGTTTTGCTGACTCAATGAGACGCTTGTCTTCCCTGGTCAGGTTGCCATCGGCTTGAGCAGCCTTAGTGAGTACATTGATGCGATCATTCTCAAGCTTCGGAACCATTGCTCGAACTTCAGCTTCGTTCCTTCTTGCTCTTGATTCGCTCTCTCTCGCATTAGCAGTGAAGGCTGCAGTCTGAGCTGCCTGATACTCGATTTGAGCTTGAGCTTGAGCCTGAGCGATCTCTGCTTGCTGTGGATCGGGCTGACTAGCCTGCTGCAAGAGTTGCTTGAGCTCTTCTCTGTTTGCCAGATTCATGTTCTCGATGATTGCTTCGACCAGGAGCGGATACATAGGCGTATCGGTTCCCATAGTCTGCAGCAACTGAACGAGCTGAGTGACTTCGTATTCCCTGGCGATAATGCCCAGGCTAGAAGTGACTTCGAAGGTGTAGTCAGCAACCGGATAGCTCTCAGGGTCGAGCTGCATATACCTCACTGCAGACATCTTCACCATTGGGATCAGAAACGAGTCTTGGAAGTTTACAAGCGTTCTCTTATGACGCTTGATAATAGCTCCCAGGCCCATTGAGATACCTGCAGCAGTCGCTTCTCCGTTGATAGACCCCGGTATACCCGCAGAATCAATCGCTCCTGTGGCCGTTTGTAGCATCTTCTGCAAAGCATCTGCCTGAGCAAAGGAAATATCACTGACATTTCCAAAGTCAAAGGGCTGTAAAACCTCAGCAGGGTTGCCGTTAGTGAGAATTGTTCGACCAGGACGTATCTGAATGCCCCCATCTGCCCCTCTGAGTGACCTGGGCATCCTGGTGGCATCCATTGCCATCATCGGAGCATTAGTCAGTGCTAAGGCATCAATTCTGGCCCTTATCTCAGTGTCGAGAGCCTTCTGGGAGTGATACCCCTTCTCACAGACACCTCGACCCCAGAATCGTCCAGGAATGACATCCCAGGGAAACGCAATGACCGGCCTATCCTTCAAATAGAAGGGGTTTTCGTCTGCCTTCAGAATCGTAGTTCCGTTGGCAATAACGATCATTGTCTCAACGTAAAACGGGCCATCGTCACCCATCTCGCCCAGGACTTCTGGGGTGTCTGCCAGTATCTCAGCAACTGCTTCATCGATTTCATCGAGCACTCGATCTTGGTTCTTGAAGGTTTCTAAGAGATGTCTCGGGCAGAGACCATAATATTTTGTGAGACGAACCTTGTCCCTGGGCTGTTCCGTCAAAGTATGGTCAGCGTCGAGGATCGAATCACCGTTTCCGTTCGCAGTGACAGGAGTGTCCAGATAAACACCCTGCTCTTGGAGCATTTTAATCTGATGAGGTGAGACGTATTCGTCAATCGCAACACCCAGAGCGTCATCCACACTGGTTGCAGCCGGATCGATACGGAAGTTCTGTGGCTGGACTGGATTCAGCTTCACGACAACCCTTTGCCGCTCTTCAGTACCCTGCTCTGCTCCGATTTCAGTCACTCTGACTGTTGGAATCAGCTCTGTGACGTTCTCAACCACTAATTCCGCGATCCCAGTGCCATAAACCGCACTATTGATCAAAACCTCACCAACATTCTTGCGAGTTTGGCTTTTCTTGAAGTCTTCGTTGAGCTTGTCCCGCAGATATTTGATTTTTGCCTTTTCCTGAGCAGCTTGGGCTTGAGACATCTGCATCATCATGGCTTCTTGCTCATTTTGCGGAGCTACTTCAGGGACTTTGATGTCATCGCGGATGTCGAAGAAGTTTCCTCGACCAAATGTCGCTTCTTCGATCTCAGCAACACTAGATTCAACTGCTTGCTGCAGTGCTGGGGAGATTATTCTGCTGCGTTCTGAGTTGTTTTCCTTATCCTCTTGCGCCCATTCTCCGCGCCAGAGCCGATAGTATTCCTTGTGCCGATTCTCATAGTTGGATCGATAGTGATCTTCCCACTCATCAACCTTGCCAATAACCCAACCTTCCAGGGTATCAGCATGATAATCGCCATAATCTTCCATCAGTAACCCACCGCAGAATCTGTGAACACAGCTTCGTCATCATATTGGAACTCGGAGAAATAACTCTCATTAGCTAATTGATCAACATACGCAAGGGAATCAATTAGATCGTCGTGAGTTAGCTGATCAGGAAACTGGAAAAGCTCATCAAGGAATTGGTCGTTCCAGTCCCCTCTGTTTAAGGTGATCTGCCCGTTCTCAAATCTGCCCTGTAATGCCCAGATGATCCTGGCTGTCTTGTTTTGATTGCCGTGAGTAAGGAGCTGAATGTGGAAGTATCTTGCCCTCTGAGCCATTAGATCGCGCAGAGGAGACATCACTGCCTGAGCAGCAATACCCCTTTCGATCCCGACAGACACTGGCTGATGAGATTCAACAGCATCAAATATCTTCTTTGCCGTCTCGTTTATGTCCCATCGACCAGCAATGATCTTCTTAACCCACCAACCTTCAGGGCTGACCTTAACTATTGAGATTGCTGTGTTGTCGAGGTGTTTTGCCTTTTTTCTTCTCGTTCCTGGTTCTGCAAATCCAGCCAGGTCAACGCTGATGAAGTAATCCCCAGGTGGCTCTTCTTCTGAGAATTGAACCCACTCTTCCTTAAAAACCTCAGAGCCTCTTGCTTCAAACGAAGCCATGAACTCCTGGCGAAATGCAAAACTCGACATTGATCTTTTGGCAGCATCGATTTCCTCCGGATCAATCAGGTTGTTGTCATAGGAAGTGAAGTGGAACCCCTGCCAATCATCATCACTATTGAGATTTGCCCCACAATACAAGTCGTAAAAATGATTTCGTCCGACAGGGGTTCCTATGAACATTGCATCACCCTTGAGATCGGTGAGTGCAGGACGAAGAACAAGCTCCCAGGTTTCAGGCTTCATGTCCGCATACTCATCTAAAACGAGGTAGGCAAGGCTACTACCCCTCATAGTCTCAGGACGGTCTGCTCCCTTCAGTGAGATCAATGTCCCGTTCTGGAGCTTGATTTGCATATTGTTGACATGAGACGAGGCAATGACCTCGTGACCAAGCTCAAGTAACAGGTTCCACATGATGTCCCTGGCTTGACCTTGAGTCGGAGCAACGTAGAAAACTGAGCCCTTGTTTGTTTGTAAGGCACGAACCAGCAAGAGATAAGCAGCGAGCCTACTCTTGCCAGTCCGTCTACCTGCAGCAACCACCTTGAATCTGGCAAGGGAGTTCCAAACCTCCTTTTGCCAGTCAAGGAGCTGGATGTTTAAGTCCATACCAACTCCATCTGTCCAGGATCGCTTTTCAGTTTGTTCTTAATAGAACTGTGATATTCGTGCCAGGGAACGCTGAAGAAAATGGCTTTATTGTTCACCCATCTTGTGAACCGTAGCTGATAGGAATCAGTTTTGTCGTATGGCATGACATACGGATCGCAGCCGTAATCGCGCAAAATCATAACCCTGTGCATATCTTCTTCTGGTGTCGAGTTGTAACCGATCAGCACATAAAAGCTCATCTGATAGGGTTTTATCCCCGCATCAATGCAGGTTTTTATGCCTCGATGAATCAGCTTCTCGTGCCTGGCATCATCCCAGGCAAAATGGACTGCCTTAGCCGTACCTGTTCTGTTGCTAAACCTGACGCTTGCTAGTGCTGCAGCTTGCTCTTCCTTTAAGTTCCTTATATTCAGTCCCTGATTGAAATTGACGCGCAGGTCATATTCTTTAATTTCCTCGATCCGATCCGACCAATCTGGATTTCCAAAAAAGTCATTGTCGAGCAAAATTACGAAGTCACTGTCTCTTTGCGTCCAAATCTCTTCAATTGTGTTGACCCCGTAAGGCTTACCCTCTTTTTCAGGTACAACACAGAAACCACAACGCAATCTGCAGCCTCTTTGCGTAAAGCCTAGAGAATGCGGGAAGTTGTAGAGCGTATAGTCAGGAACTAACCTTTCGATCTCATCAGGAAGGTTCTTCTTAACGTCCCAGCCTGTCCCTCCGATTTCCATCCGCTCGTCATCAAGCATCGATGGATCAGAGAAATTGAAAATCTTAGAAGCGTATATTTTGTCGTAGTCGTGTTTGAACAAAGGGGAATAGGTTTCCACCTGATCCCCCCTTGCTTTGTGATGAGCAGAAAGTTTCATGAGAGCAAGGTTCGGAATCTTGCTATCTACATCGTAAATGCCAACTTTCACGATTTCACAAAATCACACGGATTACGGATTTGCTGCTCATTTTCTCTTTGGTTTTGAACGCTTCACACCATCTCGTCTGACTGGTGCAGAGCCTCTGCCGGTGCTGGATCGAGTGGTCGAACTTCCGTTCATGTAACCACTGCCTCGACCATAATGTTTGCCTGGCACTGGATCACCTCCTTCCTGGTGTTTGTTTACGGGGTTTAGGGTTCTTTTTGGCTGTTTTTGCTGCAGCCTTGAACGCTTTTTCAGTTGGAGCACCTTTGCTCCCTGGAGACCTCATTCTTTCGACTTTCTTGGCTCCAGATGCTTTCTGTCTAGCAATTCTTTTCTTCTTGGCGTGAATATTCCTGTAGAGACTCATTACCAATCCTTGCAAGACCAGTATCTTGCTGTGAATTTGTCTTTTGCCGTGGAGCAGTTGTGTCTTGCCCTGAAATTGGCTCTTCTTTTCGGCTCAGAGCTGCGATTTCGCATATTTGCATCACCAAACCGAACCATCTTGACCTCATTGCCCTTCTTAGCCAGCACAACATTCTGCTTATTGCCCTGAACCTGCCTCCTGGGTTTGTTGTAGCCAGAAAAGGTCACTCCTCGATACTTCAAGCGACCTGAAGACAGTCTTTCCACGTTCTTAGTGGTTGCCATTTTCATTCTCCGTGAAGAGGCTGATATTTGCGCTAAAGTGATGCTTTCCCTTCAGAAACGAAACAACCTCATCGAGCATATGGTCATATTTGCTGATACCACTTCCATCAATTGAATCAGCCACATCAACCCAATCAGCGAGCCTTTCGACCGTGTTTACACGACCAACATGAACCCATTTGCCGAGCATCTTTGCTGCCTTACAGGTCTGAAATACCTCTGGACTAATCTTGAAAGCATCAGTCCCGCCAACGAAAACCGCTGAAATCTTCCTCCAATCGATAAATACATTGTTAATTCCATCCTGGAGAACCAAAGCCCTGGGGAGACCATTTGTGCGAAGTTCAAATTCATAAAATAACTCTTGGGTTCTTTGGGCATTGCCAACAATGTCTGGCAAGCAAACAAACTTGGGCATTTTTAGATCGAAACAATCATCCAACATCCTTTCCCAAGTTCTTTGTTCAAATCTTTTGAAACACCCGTTATCCAAGCCATAAGGCACATCAGCAATGACGTTCCTGGTCAACGGGGTTCTGAGCTGCCAAAACTCAAAATCAAACTGCCTCGATTTCTCCTCAAGCCTTCTCGGGCTGACATCGAGCATAATCTTCATCTTGCTGGATATTCCTCAATCCCCGCAAAAACAGGGCAGTGACTCATCCGCACCGGAAAACATATCTAAAGTTCCCGTGGCAATGACCGCGAGTTCGGAATATGACTTGCTGCCTGCGTTAAATACGTTGCTCACCTTCTTTTCTTGCGCGATCCACCAATCGACAAGGTCTGGTCTTTGCTCTATTAATGACTTCCGTATTCCCATGCCTTTAAGAAAGCACAGGTCACAATTACCCCAATCGTTTACACCACCCCTGTTTGGTAGCTTCAAATCGAACTCGTGATCAGCCCAGAACTGACCAATTTGCTCCTTTGTCACACCATCCCAGTACAGCGGCAGAACCTTTTCACTGCCCTCTGTGACCTTGCCTGATAAGCGCATCGCCCTGCGTGGCTCATCTGCTCGGAGACCAAGCATCGATAGGTACGGAGTCTCAAAACCGACATCCTTAAGGTATCTGTGGATCGTGCGCACCTTGAGTTGCCCGCTGCACCACCTGGTCATTGGATTCGGTAATTGCCCTATATCGTCAATCAACCTTTCAAAAGGCTCCCCATTTCTTGCAGCAGTTGCGTAATCAACAATCTTGTAGGAATAAGTATTATTTTCGTCACCCTCTGCCCTCGTTCTGCCGTCATACTCCAGCCAAGTTATAGGAACATCCCACTTTTCCTCGCAGTCCCTTACAAAATCCAGGGTTTCAGGCATTTCCTTGCCAGTGTTCGAAAAACAGACCTGAAAGTGATCTGGCAACTTTCCGTCATATGCGTCGAGCACACGATAGAGCATATATGCGCTAGTTCTGCCGCCAGAGAAGGACAGCAAGGTGTCCGAGGGCGTTTTGTAGTAGCTGCTCAAGGATATTCCCCAGTTGCAAGCATCCCCTTCAAAGTCTCACCCCTTAAAGGCCCGACCTGAACATACCAACGGGAATCAACAAGCTCTGCCGCACTTACCTCAAAATCACCTTGCTCAAGAGCTGCAAGCATATTCTTAAAGCCTCTGAGCCTAGTGAGACCCATGTTGAAACAAAGCATCACCAGAACGTCTTGCCTTGCCTCATCGAGCTGGGAGTACCAGGGAAAAGCGTTTGCACATTCCTTCATGCACCTAACAATGTCGTTTTCGAGCAGATAATTGATCTCATCCTCGGAAATCCCTTGCTGCAGGTTCCTTCCGATCCCAATGTGAGGAATGCCATTCGTATCGCTGTAAATCTTGTTCCTAGAGCCTTCATGCTCAGTCAGCATCTGTTTCAGCTTTTCCATCAATCACCACTCCTGGCTTCTCAATCCCACTAATAACCACATTCACCTGGTTGCCATGCTTTGCCTTGTCCAACTGATCTATAGGAATCTGCCGATCCACTAAGAGCTTCCAAGCCAATCCCTGATTCCTGTGCTGATCATCCATTGCAGCCTCAAATATCTTGTGAATCACAGCTTCCGAGTCTTGGTGCTCCATAAGCACTTTGGTCAACTGCATCTGCCTGTGCTTAAAACCAGCAGTTGGCCCAGGCTTCAAC